TCCTCTAATTCTCTAACTTTGACTATAATTCTTTTAACTCTTTTATCATAGTCGGCCGTTGTAGAAAACTTGTCTATATTTTGAATCAATATTAACGGATCAGGTTCTAAATTTCTTACATGAAATTCAGTCCTTGCCTTTCTAAAATCTTCATATGCTGGGTGTTCGTTTAAGAGTCTAATATATTCTTTTACAGAACCACACTTACTAGCAAATATTCTTACACCCCAACCAGGCCATTTCTTACCCATACCCAATGGCACCATATGTGGTGTTTCTTTATCCCATGTTCTAATACCAAATAAATTATTACCTTCTACTGCAAATCTACTTGTGCCCCAGCCTGTTTCTAAAGCAGCCTGTGCTACAATCATTTCGTATGGCACTCTATCTAATCTAGGTAGTGAGAAGTTTATATAATCAATACACTTATGCATTGCTCTCACAAATTGAATATCATTATTATATACAAACTCTGGTTCTCTCAACTCCATATCTTTTATCTTTTGAATATAAAATTGTTCTAGTTCTACATTTGCTTGTTTTACTGCTTTCTTATTAGGGTTATATGTGCCCCACATATAAGTGATGAGCATTAAAGCCATCATTGAAAATAAAACTTTAGTATAAAACCAAGTCGTGTTTAATAGTTTTTGCCAATTAAATTTTGCCATGTTTAACTACCTGTTTTAAATCTGATATTGTTTTCTTTTTATCAATCATAACATCATACCATTTGAATCTAACCTTGTGTTCATTACTAGGTCCTATCAATGGCACATCATATTGTCTTTGAAAGGTTAACAAACCTTTTAAGTATAACTGCACTAATAAATCTAATACTTCTTTTTTATCAGTATGTTTATAAGGCACCGTAGGCGTTCTAAAGAAACCCTTGCCTTTAATTAATTGTTGTAATATATCAGTATGTTTTTTTAGTAGTTTCATATTCTCCTTACATAATATTCGTAGCCATCATTCATAAATCTTTTTTGTGTGAATAATAACTTGTCATTGTTTAAATGGTTTCTATACCCTTTAAATATCTTTTTACTAGTTCTACCTGGAAAATTATTGTAAATGTCTTTTTGTAAATGTCCTGTGTAGTATAATGTGATCTTACCTTTAGGACCTTTTGATACAGACTCGATAGTGTTAATACCTTTCTTAATCTGTTTTTGTAACCATTCGTCTATGTGATTTTTTTCTGTGTCTTTCATAATATAATAATAATGTTAAAGTGTCAATCCTACGCTGTTTACCTTTCCTTCAAATGACCAGAATAAATCATTATGAGTTCCTGAGTCACCTAAATTCTGCATTTGATATAAATGAACCATCTCGTGGACAAGTGTATCTAAAAAATCTTTTTTGTTAGGATATGAAGGCAACATCTCTAGTTTAAATAATCTAGTGCCTTTTCTTTTCCATTCTAATGTAACCACTTGACCTATACACTTCTCTCTAGCAAGGTCTTTAATTTGTATCTGACCAAATGGCGATAACTTACTTTCAAATAAAGCAGCGTTGAACATTCTAAAATATGTCTTAATATCTTTATATGTTGTTTTGTATTTACGCTTACTTGAAAACTCTTTTTTGAGTCTTCTCTTTAGTTTTAGTTTTCTAGTTATCTTTGTTGGCATTCTTTTTATAATCCTTGTATAGTATTTGACATGATATAACAAACCATGCTAAAATAATAATAACTAATTCTTTTGGCACATACAAATATAGTGCCTGTAAAAATGAATTAATACTAGATACATCCATTAGGTGATCCTTTCAATAATTCACATTTAAGTTTTTCGTCTGATTGTAATCTTAACTCAGCAGCAATACCTTCAAGTATATCAGGTAATCTACTTTCAATCAACTTGATCATATCAAGCGTTGATTTATGCATTAAGATTTTTAATTCTTGTTCTAGTATTGCCATTTTATCAATATCAGTTCCCTTAACGGTTTCTGTAATAACATGGCCGATAATTGCTTGAGTCTTATTTTCAGCAGCATTGACAGCATTGAATATAGACCAAGACCAGATATATACGAATACTAAAAATAGAATTAAGAAGTTTTTACGCATTGGCATGTGCCTCATAAATTACTTCGTCAACCGTATTCTCATCAATACCTAACATCTCAATATTATCAACTTTCATAATTTGAGTTCTAGCGTCTGATCTAGTTATATCGCCAGATGTTAGTTTAGCAATTATATTATCAACTTTTTGTTCAGCAGTATTTTCTGCCCATTGTTTTGTTTTAGACATAATATATATTCTCCTTTGTTGTTTTCATACTAATAATATATCAGAAAAACAAAGGATTGTCAATTAAAAAATGGCAAAAAAAGTATAATGAAATCAATGATTATAGGGTGCGACATTCTGTCATACACCCTATAATTGAATTTTATAGAATCACTCTATAATATTTATCTGTTATGAAGTTTTATAGTCTTCATTCCAACCGAAAGCCTCTTTAACCACAGCGTCTGTAAGACCTTTATATCGTTTATTTAAAGTCTTTTCCTTAACTGCGATCATAAGGTCTGCGTCATCTTCTTGCAGCCCTTCTAGCAATTGAATAAACATCATCTCCCTTTTTGCTTTTGTTAAATTTGGGTCAGCGTCTTTTACGAAATGCCATAGTCTTCTGGCTTCTGAAAATAATGATGTATGCTCTGTGCCTGCTGGTGCGTCATTTCTTTTAAATGGCGGCACGCCTTCAGGTAAGTCCCACTCGATTTTAGGATCAAAGGCACCTTTTAGAACCTGTCTTAATGGGACAGAGTCGTGTTTCTTTAATACTGCAATCTTGGCAGGTTTATCTTTTGCGTTATTTACTTTAGTTAGAATTTCATGGAACAATGGGGCACTTGATGTATCAGTTCCCATAGTCATGTTTAAGTTTTGTGTTGTTGTTGGCATTATGCCCTCCTCATTTTGTTATGTAGTGTGGGCGTGTCCACGCTAGCTTCTACGCCCACATTTATTTATGCGTTGAGAGAATTACGCATTTTTGTAAGCATACGGAGTTCCGTATAACTTTTTGATCCCAGCAGCGATGATCGCTTTAGTAGGAACACCCATTCTGTATGAAGTGCCTTTTGCTGTTTTATTGATATAGATCATATTACCTTCTGATCTTAAAGTATCAATTAATGCTCTTGGAGAGCCTAGATCAAATCTAGTTCTTAGCGTTTTCCATGCTACTGGAGCGCCTTTTGATAAAAGATTCATTACCTTTGTTCTTTTAGACAAAGTTTTTCTGCCTCTTTTTACCACTCTTTTTGATTTTGAAACAACTCTTAAAGAGTCTTTTTGAAATAAATTAAACATTATTTCTCCTTATTATATAGCATTGATTAGAGATCATACCTTTGCCAGTAGTATGAAATATCCCAAGGTTCTTTATGGAATTCTTAAAACTTGTCATAGTCAATTGTAATAGCATATAAATCTTTGCCTTTACCTCTTGTTGTTATCGCCTTATCAACTCTCTTTTGTAATTGATGTCCCATATGGACTTGTCTGTATAGCAATGAGTTAAGTGCTTCAGACAACAACTTGTAATCTTTTAGAAAGGTTTGATCTGTTAGATTAAAACCTTCATCTTTCATTCTTAATAATACGGTCTCGGTCACATCTTCAGCAATCGCCTGAACAAATATTTTATTATGAGTCTGTCTTAATATCTCTTGTCTTTTAGCGTCTAATTGCTCTGTCTTTATATTCCTTTTCTTTGGTATTTTAGGAAATATAATTATGTTGTCTTTGTTCTTATCTTTTGCCATCATCCTCTACTGCCTAACAGATTAACTATTAATCTATGTTCTTTATGTTCTTTCTTACAACCTGTCGTCATTAATGTTATGGTCGTCAGCATTAATAATAATATAAACATATTCAACTTTGCCATTATATCTTTTCACCTTTAAAATTAACCAGGCCTTTGTCTGAAAAATATTCAACTAATTCGTTATAACCACCTATGTGTTTTTCATCTATGATTATTTGAGGCATAGTTCTCACTTGTTTACCTACGGCCTCAAATAATTCTTCGGGACTTGTAAAGTCTTTTCCGAACATCTTTTCCTCGTATTCAAAGCCGAGAGTCTTAACTAGGTTTTTAGACTTTACACAATATGTGCAATTCGGCTTTGAATAAATGATTATCTTATTGCTCATTAGCAATTATCTCAACCTCATCATACGCCTTTTGAGCGATTTCTTTCAGTTTGAAAGCGTCAACAACGGTTTCTACCGAGTAGTTATACATCTTATTGTATTCACCCATAGGTAACTTGATACCTATCCATGCTCTGTAATAACCATTCTTTGTTAAGGTCACTTCTTGTTTCCATACTTCATAACCTCTAACAGGTGTATTCTTAATGATATTGACTAATGTTGTTTCAACATCGGTCACAACCGTTTTCTGTAAGTTCTTACCTAACTCGGTTGTAAATATCTTCGCCTTCTTATTCATCTCACCTTTTACTTTATCAGCGACCTCTGCTTTTGCAATCAACATACCTTTTTCAATTGCAAGTTCTAGGTCAGGTGATACTGAAGTTCCCACACCGAATATACACTCTTTTGATTTGTTTTTACCAAATCTAGTAGTGCCACATTCTTTCTTCTCGGAATAATCGTTCATATACCAAGATGGGACTTTTAGGACTTGTTTATCCTTTTCTTGTTTGATCTTGTAAGTATTAGAAGCACAATTAGTTAATAACAATGCCATACCTGTGATCATTATATATTTGAGTATATTACTCATTTTTCACCTTCTCCTTCATATTATTAAACACATTATATACTATTTTCTTTGTTTTGTCAACAGCCTGTGTTTTCTCAACCGTTGTAGTAAAGGGTTCCCATGCAAAAGCAATGGCTACCCATAAGATTGTAAGTGTAAATATAGATTTTATCACTTTCTTACCTCCCAATTACCATTTTTATCAAGGCAAACTTTGCCAGGTTTATGATAGGCATGGTTTGGCCTTTCATAATTTCTACAATAAGCAGGCGTATTCATATCGCCATAATAGAATTGAGCAAACAACTCCCAATATGTTGGGCCGTCATATGCCTTTCGGCCATCTGCACATTCTACAACTTCTTGTTTTACTATCTCACCATTGATTTCTTTGATCTCAATCTTAATAAAGCAATATTGATCTTTCAATGGTTGTATCTTATCATATTCTACTTTAACATTTTTGCCTTCTAATTGATCAATCTTTTTCATTGTGTTTTCAAAAGAGTCTTCACTCTTAGCGTGATCAGCAACTAATAGTGCCGATACAAGTATGATCAATATAAACCAAACGATTGGTAAGTTATCTAAAAAGAATCTTTTCATTGATTAGTTACCATATACCTTCCGTCTGGCATTTTACAAACTTCATGCCACATCATTTTTCTATATGGATTACCATATAGTATTGAATCAAAAAATCTAGTGTTATCTAAATTTTGATCATGTGTTGTTTCAACCATAGCACATTTGATAGGACCTTTTAGATAGAAACCTGTCGTCTTAATGATACCACTTGATTGTGATTTAGGATTTTGCCATGTAGTAAACCCTGGACTATTAGGGGCATTTTCTAAATGA